GAACCGGCAACGCCAATGGCAGGATGACATGTGATGCGCCCGCGCCAGGGATAGGCAGGCTGGCCAATGCCGCCTGAGGGCGACGGCAATTGATTACCCACGGGCACATCCATCATGATGAAAGGATATAAAGTTACTTTGAGCCCACGTGCCTTCGCATCGCGAATGGCGGCGATCACGGTTTGATCGGAAGGTGTTCCGCCATAGGCGGCCCCCTCGCCGCTTGTGGAGACAAGATGCGCTTCGGCTCGCTTCACATTTTCCACTTTCCACGCATGGCTCGGCTTTCTGGCTGAAAGCGCCGTGACACCGGGGCGAATGCGGCAGAAACCGGCACGCAGATCGTCACCGAACCATGGCAACACAATCGCAACATGACGCAGATCAGGGCAAAGCGCCTGCAATTCGTCCATCGAAGCGGCCCAGTCGCTGCGGGCGCGCAAGATGTTGCGGTTGATCCAGCGTTTTTGCCCCGGCAGCGGTTCGTCGCTCACCGGATCGGGCGACAGCCCGAACTCGGTTGAACCGGGGATCAGCGCCACCGCCCGGACGGATTCTGCAACCTTGCCGACAGGACGCATCACCTCAAACTGGAACTGCGGCAGGCGATTGCCGAACCGGTCGAGCGGTATGCGCTCGAACACCACATAGGCCGTGCCGCGATAGGCGGGCGCGTTGCCTGTCCCCTGCTTCGCCTCGATCAGCGGATCGGGAGCCTGTGTGTCCGTGCCGCGATAGATGCGCATTTCAATCTCGGTGAGATCCAGCTCCTGCCCATCGGCCCATATGCGGCGAATACCGGCAATCGCGCCTTCGCCCACCGCATAAGCGGCGTTGCCGAAATAGCTGTAGCTGGTGACTTTCGGTCCGCCCTTGCCGCCCTGACGCTCCGTCGTCTTCTGTTCCTCGAAGCGCGTTGCCCAGATGAGCGTGCCGGAAACCCGAACCGTACCGTAGACGAAGGGCAGAGCAGCCCCTTCTTCCGCCGTGGCGACACGGCCACCGTTCAGCCGCGCGCCCTCGACATGGCGGGTAGAATTGATGAGTGCATTGTCGATGGCATAGCCGCCCATCGCGCCCAGACCGGCGCCGATAGCGGCACCGACAGGCCCAAAGATGCCGCCGACCGCAGCACCCGCCGCCTGCAAAACGATTGTGGCCATGAGTTAGATTTTCCGTTCGGGAAAGCTGAAAATTCCAGCGATACGATTGCGCCATTGCGGCACCAGCGCTGACGCCATCACGCTATGCCCCTGATAGGCATGGATGAAGCGGTTATCATGCGCCATGATCCCCAGATGCTTGGCCGCAAGACCAGCCCGCCAGCGAAAAACGATGAGATCACCCGGCATAGGCGCGGGAGAAACTCGCCTGTTCATGTGGCGCGCAGCCGCCTCCAGCATGGGATCGCCAGTCGAGACTTCAGCCCAGTCAGGCGCATAGATGCCGGACCTTTCCGGCTCGCATCCATAAAGCGCTCGCCAGACGCCGCGCACCAGCCCCAGGCAGTCGCAACTGACGCCGCGTGTCGAAGCACCGTGACGATAGGGCGTGCCGATCCATCGTTCGGCCTCGGCCAGAACCTCTTGCGCAATCATCATGGAACGAGCGCACTCCCGTCATATTCCCCACCGCCATTGACATAGGCATAGGCCGCATCATTGCCCGGCAGATGCGGGAAACCGCGAAAATTGAGGCCATTGCCGAACTTGGCCTTGCAGGTCGCAAAGCTGTTGTCGCAGCCGGCAATGATGCGAAATACATCGCCTTGCGCCACGGGCAGCACCGGCGGTTCGGCAAGGTTCAGAACCTGTCCGGCGTGAACCGTCACCCGGAGGCTCCGACCGGCATTGGCGCCGCCAGTCCAGTTGAGCACACCCCCGGCAAACCAGCCCGAAGCAAAGCCGTCCAGACCTGACGCCCTCAGGCCAAGCCCTTCCGCCGTCAGCACTGTTCCATCCGCATAGTAACGCGGATTGTCGACATTTATCCCGCAACGGCTGTCGCCCAGACTGGCATCGCAATGACGCAGAACCCGACGTCCGCGCACCGCATCGAACGCCGCCGCCGCACCTTTCAGTTCCATCACGAACCGGCTGCCGGAGCGGCTGATCTTGCCAGCCGTCCAGCGACGCAAAAGCATATGCTGTCCGGGTTCCGACCAATTGACCAAATAGGCTTCGATGGACGCGCCGTCGTAACGACCCTGCTCTATGTCGGTGTCGTTGATCTTTATCGACGACAGAACACCTTCAACCTCGCCGCCCGCCACCGACAGGCCGAGCGCGGTGGAGGCTTCGCTGCTGTTGAGGCCGGTCAGAGGTTCGCAGGCAATATTGCCCACCTGCACCGTGCGATCATGGTCGGTAAAACCCAGCACGATGCCGTCGCTTCTTCTTATAAGCCAGGCGAAGCAATGGCTTGTGACCTCGCCCTGCAAGTGTGATTCAAGCTCTGCCGGAACCGGGATCATATCTTCACCTCGACGATCGGGATCGAAGGAATTTCGCCCGCCTGAAACGAGGCGATGCTTGCCGTCAGGCGATCCGTATCGAAGCGCACCGGCACATCGAACAGAAATCCGGCAGTGACGATCGCGCCTGCCGCTGGCACATAATCGGGTGAAAATGTCACCGTTCCGGCGGCGTGATCCACCGTGAAAGCTTCGCCTTCCGGCATGGGCGCGCCATTGACCGCGACCAGCACGGAACCCGCGACCGGATGCGTGACCAAGCGGTCATAGCTCTCATAACGCTTGGCGAGCTGGAAGCTCGCCGCCGCGCCATCGCCGACACCGATCCGCTGATCGGTCGCACCTGGCGGCGCACTGCCGATGGCCGACGAAAAATCAAACGGGTCGCGAAACCGGAAGGCATGAAGCGAGCCGCGCCGCGCCTCGAAGAAGGCCAGCACCTGCCGCAAATCATCCAGCGAGCGCAGACCGGTTCCCGCATCGAAATGACGGCGCGAATGCGCCCAACGGGCGTTGCGCTTTTCCATACCAGAGGTGAGCGTGACGATTTCGTTGCGCCATTCCGGCCCACCGGTTGCCCCAAACGAAACGCCGAGCGGAAAGCGCACATCATGAAAGGCTTCAATCATGGTCTTATTTCCTCACGCATGATCAGGTCCGACGTGCTCAAAGCCTGCGTGCGCCGCGGCGCACCGCGCCTGCCAGCATCGTCGAAAGCTGCGCTTCGGATTTGCGGAAGGACGAGGCATCCGGCGACGTCATGTTGAACACGACCTGCACCGGCTTGCCGCCGCCGCCCGTCGCAACGCCCAAACGGCCATCCGCGCCGCGTGCAAGCGGCAGAATGGCTTCGGCACCCGCCTCGCCCGTCAGGCCCAGAGAGCCGTTGCCCATGCCGAAATATGTGGGGCTCGACACCACCCCGCCCTTGGCAAAGGGCATGATGCCGCGAATGCCGCTGAAAAGCCCGCCCATCATCGATGAAGTGAGGCTTTGCAAGGGCTGCACCCCTGCCGAAAGCGCAGTCCCCGCCAGACTGCCGGCAAGGCCGCGCAGCACGTCTTCCAGTCCCTTGCCGGATGTGATTGCGCCTTTCAAAGCCGAAGTCAGGCTGTTGCCGAAGCTTGATGAGCGCTTTTCAAGATCGGTCAGGGCGCGGTCGAAGGCGCTCGTATCCGCATTGACGGATACGGTAACGGTTTCATCTGTCATTATTCACCTGTCGGGAAAGCTGCGCATAAGTGTTTCGAGTGACTGGCGCGAAGGCGCGTCGAAAACCGGCGCGGACGGACCGAGTGCGGCGTTCAGTTCACGCGGCGTCATCGACCAGAATGCCTGTGGGGAAAGCCGCAGCAGACCGAACCCCGCCCGCATCGCTTCATCCCAGGGAAATGGCCGGGGGAACGGCTTTTGCGGGTCAGGTTTCGATTCAACTGCGGCATTCAAGGGTTTGGCGCGGAATCCTTTTCAGGCGATCCGAAAGTAACCGTCAGCAACGACGCCACGATGCGGGCAAAGCCAGCTGCCCCGCCGTCGGCGCGCATGTCGGCAACATCGTCCAGGCTTACCGTATGTCCGCCGCCGCGAAGCCCGGCGCAGAGAATGCGCTGCATATCACGCGCCGACAGCCGCCCCGTCGAAAAACGCGCTGTGAGATCCGAAAGATTATCGACCTCGAATGCCGCTTCCAGTTCGGCCAGAGCGCCAAGCGTCAGGCAGAGCGTCCAGTCGCGATCATCGAGCCTTGCGGCGACCTCGCCGCGATGGCGGTTGACCATCAAAGAGCTTCACCGAAGGTAATGAGGCTTGCCGATTCCAGCGCGATCTCGAATGTCACCTCGGCATCGTGATTGCCGCCATATTCCAGCGCCGTTATCTGGAACGGCCCGCTGATCGTGCCGAAATCCGGCAGGACGATCTGCCAGTCGCGGATTTCGCCCTCGAAGAATATCCGGC